GTCTGATTTGAGTGGCCTTGAGGATGTGTTGCACTTCGTCGTGGAGGGTGGCACTGATCCGAACCCGTGGGCTAACGAGTATGCGTTTCGGCGTGAGGCGTTCGCGTACCTGCTGAGTCTCGGTTTGCCGGATGATGCTCTCGTGGCTGTGTGCGATGTGGATGAGTTCCTTGACCTCGAGCTGATACGGCCCGAGTTGTCGGTGTGGAACATAACAAAATATCAGATGTCGGCGCGGTGGTTTCAGCAAGTGGAGTGGGCTTCGCTTTCTGGTGCGCTGGGGCATTTCAAAGATAAGGATCTTGTTGACCTAATTCGCACGCGGGAGAACTTGCCGGCGATTCGCGGCGGTTGGCACTTCTCATCTTTTTTGAGTCTGGAGGATTTGCAAACGAAATGGCGCAACTTCTCTCATCAGGAGTTGGTGCGCGAGAACATGGACGACTGGGTGGAGAAGTGTTGGGTGGAGGGTTTGGCAGTTGAGAACGGTAACCCGATGACTCAGTTGGCTGACTTGCCTGACCTTCCTGCTGCGGTGTTGGATGGCCCTGCGTTTTGGTTTAGGGGTCGCCATGATTCCTAGCATGATCGTGCCGACGTTGACCAGGCATGACCTGTTGACTCAAATGCTAAAGAGCATTGACTACCCGGTTGGGTTGCTCATCATTATCAACAACAACCCGAACGCCAATTTTGAGGGCACTGATTCGATACCGGATTGTGTAGCGGATTATCGGGTGTTGAATATGCCGTCGAATCTTGGGTGTGCTGGTTCGTGGAATCTTGGTATCAAGTTGACCCCGTTTGCGCCGTGGTGGTTGGTGGCTAGTGACGATGTGGTGTTTGAGCCTGGTGCGTTGGAGAAGTTTGAGCGCGAGTGTTGGTCGGATCGTTTGACGATTTCGGATGAGTGGCCGCACTATCAGTTCTTTGGTGTCGGGGAAATGATTGTCGCCCAAATCGGGCTGTTTGATGAGAATCTGTACCCGGCAAATTTTGAGGATGACGATTACCAGCGACGGTGTGAGGTTGCCGGTGTGAAGATTCACCGGGCGAGCGCGCCACATACTCATGTGAAGCAGGGAACGGTGCATGATCCTGAGTGGGTTGAACATAATGCGCGCACCTACGGTTTGAACGAAACGTATTTCGTGCGAAAGATTGACCGTGACGATGTGAGTGCGGGTGAGTGGTCTTTGAAGATTCGTCGGGCAAACGATTGGGGCAACTGACGGCGCACCTGTTTTCGGGGTGTGACGCGGTAAACTAGAAGCATGGCCATTGTCAACGGATATTGCACGCTTGCTGATTTGAAGGCGGCGTTGCGCGTGCAGGATTCCATCGACGATTCGTTGCTTGAGTTGGCTATTGAGTCGGCTAGCCGGGAGATTGACGGCTACTGCGAGCGCGTGTTTTACAGCACGTCGGCCACAAGGGTTTATGCGCCGACAAACATTTACACAGTAACCACCGACGACATCATTTCTGTGACGACTCTAAAAAGTTCCAGTGACGGTGTGACGTATGACATCACCTGGCAGACAAGCGATTATCAGCTTGAGCCGTTGAACGGTGTCGCCGGTGGGCTTGTTACCCCGTTTACTCGGATTCGTGCCACGGGGAATTACTTGATGCCGACGTTCTCGGTTGGCACGTTTTACGAACTTGAGGCTTTGATTCAGGTTGTGGGTGTGTTTGGTTGGTCTGCGATTCCGGCGACTATTCGCCAGGCGACGGTCATTCTTGCAATGCGATTGTTCAAGCGTTTGGATTCGCCTATGGGTGTGATCAGCAACGATTTGGGTTCGATGCGTGTGGGCCGTGTTGACCCTGACGTGGAGACTTTGCTGTCCCCGTTCCGTAAGGTGAGCGCGGGATAGTGGCTATTGCTGAGATTCGTGCCGGTTTGGCTGCGAACATTGCCACGATTCCGGGGTTGCGTGTTGCTGCGGAGATCCCCGACAACCCGTCACCACCTATCGCGGTAATCAGCCTCAACAACATCACCTATGATTTGGACTTTAACCGGGGCATGACGGTCTATAACTTTACGGTGACACTGATTGTTGGGCGGGTGGCTGAACGGGACGCACAGCGCAAACTGGACGCCTATGCGGGTAACGGTGAGCGTTCGATTAAGACGGCGGTGCAGTCGGATCGCACCCTTGGCGGCGCGGCTTTCGACTGTAGGCTCTCCGAGATGAGTACCCTCGGCGGTGTTACAATTAACGAAGTGACCTACGTCGCGGCTGACTTTGCAGTTCAGGTCTATTCAGAATAAAAAAACGGAGATAAAAAATGGCAAAATTCGTGCTCACCGACGTGGCTGTAAGCATCGCGGGAACCGACTTTTCTGACCACATCGCCAGCGTGGCAATCGATGTCAGTAGCGATGAAGTCGAGACGACTAGTTTCGGAAATCCTGCCGGTTTCCGTACTCGCGTGGGCGGTTTGAAGGATGCGAGCATCACGCTTTCGTTTCACAACGACTTCGCAACCACCGGCTCCGGTGCAGTTGACCAAACGATTTGGTCACTGTTCAACACTGCGGCCACGGTGATCGTTCGTCCCACCTCGGGAACTGTCTCACCGAGTAACCCGTCTTACACGGGCGTGTTCCTGGTATCGCAGGTCAACCCGATTAGCGGGAGCGTTGGAGATCTGGCCACACGCGACTTAACGTGGCCACTTGCAGGCACAGCCGGCCTTCTAAGGGGCACTGCGTAACAATGAATCCAATTAACCTACTCATCAAGTTCGTGGACGGTTCAAGCCGTGAAGTGACGGCTATCGTGTCTGACCTGATGAAGTTTGAGGACAAGTTCGACAAGAGCGTTGCCGACTTTGCCAAGGGTGTGCGTTTGTCGTGGCTGGTGTTTATTGCGTGGACGGCTGAAACGCGGACGAAGGCCACCAGCCTTGAGTTCGACGTTTACGCCGATTCGATTAGTGCCGTTGAGGTTCCTGAAGTAAAAAAATAGCGGGTCTCGGCGCATCGTCGGTTCATTGGAATCTTGCCGTGATCGCGTGCGAGACGGGCATTAGTCCTCGTGAGCTTGTGCAGTTGTCGCCGCGAATGTTGTGGACGATGGAACGCTATTTGATTGCTAAGCATAACCCTAAGCGGTAGGCGGTAAACTTAGGCTTAGGGAGTCTGCCATGATTACGTTTGTTTATGAAGCCGAGGGTGTGCGCGAGTTGCAAGCACAGCTAAAGGCCATAGATCCCAAACTTGCTTCCCAGTTCCGTAAAGAGCTGAAGGGCACGGCGCAGGATATGGCCAGCACTATCAAGGCGCGCATTCAGGTCACCCCGCCGTTGTCTGGAATGGGCAACGACACTCGCCGTTCGTTGTTGTGGCAGGGTGCTCGCACGAGTGTTTCTATTTCGTTGGCGGGTTCTCGTCGGCGCAATGTGACCCCGTTGCTGTCCATCAAGGTGGATTCCGTCAAGGGTGCGCCTGGTTATATGGCGGCTGAGACTGCTGGTCGTCTTGGCGGTGAAGGCAATACGCCACAAGGCACGCATTTTATCGCGGCTATGACAGACAAGTTTGGCACTTTGAAGGGGAAGGGCGGTAACCGTATTGCGTGGCCGCTTTTTTGGGGTCAGCGTCTTTTGCTTGATCGGGCTGCTCGCATGGTCATTGAAAAGTTTGAGCGCAAGATTACAGATGAGATGAGCCGCTAATGCCAATTACCCTTCCAATTAACTCCAAGTTTGACGACAAGGGCATCCGCCAGGCGACTTCAGGTTTGGACAAACTTGGCAAGGCTGCGGGTGGTTTTGGTATCGCGGCTGGTGCTGCGTTTGCGGCTGTTGCGGCTGGTGCTGTGGCGTTTGGTATTTCGTCTATCAAGGCTGCCGCTGAGAGTGAGGCCGTTGCTAAGTCTCTTGAGCAGATTGCTAAGAACTCGGGGGCGTTTGGCAAGACGGCTGGTGAGGTTGAGAGTGCAGTTGATCAGCTGACGAATTACACTACTGAGTTGTCGAAGTTGACGGGTGTTGACGATGAGGTTTTGAACTCGATTCTTCGCGGGTTTATTGCTGTGCCTGAGTTGGCCGCTAAGGGTGTTGACGGCCTAAAGAATATGGCGAAGGTTGCACTGGATGTTGCTGCGGGAACCGGCAAGTCTGTGGAGTCCATCGGGTCGGCGTTCATTAAGGTTGCGGGCGACGAATCGACGGCGTTGAGCAAACTTTTGCGTGCTGGCATTGTTTTTACTGAGGCGCAAAAGGATGCTTACAACCAGATCCTCGAGACAAATGGAGAGATTGCGGCGCAGGATTATTTGCTTGGTGAATTGGGGACAACCTTTGCGGGTGCGGCGGAGGCTGCCGCTAATCCGTTTGAACGGTTACAGGCTATCTTTGAGGACTTTCAGGAGAATTTGGGTAGCGCGTTTTTACCTGCTCTTGAGAACGCTATTCCGGTCATTCAGGAGGCCGTTGACTCATTTGTTGCGTCACCTGAGTTTGCTGATTTTGTTGATGATGCGGCTGCTGGCTTTGGCGAAATGATGAAGTTTCTGCCGGATGTTCTGACGGGCATCACAGGTTTGGCAAAGGATGTCGTTCCGATTTTGAACCAGCTTTTGCCGACGTTCAATAATTTGCTCAAGTTGGGTTCTGACAATATGGGCGGCCTGGCGAAAGAATCCGGCAACGCCTTTAAGACTCTTGAGAATGTTGCTTTCATAATAAGGACGATTACTGATTTTGGGGTCGGTTTAGATAACTTTTTCAAGGATGCTAATAAGAATCTCGGTGTATTTGGTGGCGTGTTTCAGGGTGTTATTGACGCTATTATGGCTGCGTTGTCGCCTTTCCAGACTGCCCTGAATCGGGTTGTCGACGCTATTCGTTTTCTTAGTGGCCAACCGATTGACTTGCAACAGTACGGTTACACTCCGAGCGGTTATGGTAACCCGGCGTTTGCGAATATTCCGCGTATGGCTGAGGGTGGCATTGTGATGCCGTCGCGTGGTGGTTCGATTATAAATGTGGCGGAGGCCGGCAAACCGGAGGCGATTATTCCGTTGGATCGTTTGGGCAAGATGGGTGGGGCGACGTACAACATTAACGTGACTGCGGGTGTTGGGGATCCGGCGGCTATCGGTCAGCAGATTGTGACGTATATCAAGAAGTTTGAGCGTTCTGGTGGCCCCGTGTTTGCGAGCGCGTAATGGCTGAGGGTTATGAGTGGAAGGTTTCCCTCGAGTCTGCTACGGGTTTTGTTTTGGACACCGACCAGTTGGACGTTGACCAGTTAGGTTTTTTGACTACCGCATTGGATGATTCGCGGGTAAAGATTCGTTCGGTTTCGATGCAGGGTGGTCGTAACCGTGAGCTTGATGCTATCCAGCCGAGCACTGCGACGGTTGTTTTTGATAATCGTGACGGTCTTTTTAGTCCGGAGAATACTTCTTCGCCTTACTATGGGCTGCTGTATCCTGGCAAACTCATTTCAATCGACTACGTGGACAAAATTGGTGGGCCAATACGTTACGATTTCTGGCATTTCTTTGTTGGTTTTGTTTCTGAATGGTCGTGGGATTTTGATGTCAACGGAGATGCCATTGCTGTTGTTTCCGCAACGGACACTCTCGGTATTTTGTCAACGATAACGATTGAGAATCAGTCTGCTCCGGTGGAATCTACGGGGGCGCGGATCAGGCGGATTTGTGCTTTGGCTGGTTTGAACGCTGCACAATATTTTGCTGACGATGGTTTTTCGACTATGGCCGCAACAACCTTGGACGGTAACGCGTTGCAGTTGGCTCAGGCCGCCGCGTTCCAAGAGCAAGGCTATTTGTATGCGACGTTGGGTTATATCCAATTTTTGCAACGTAACGCGTTTCAAGAATACGCGTATGCAATTTTTACTAACCAAGCGGTGACGTCTTCGTCAACGTACAATTATGAGTCTGTGCAAATGGCGTATTCGTTGGATTCGGTGTCTAACCCGGTGACAACAACTTCTTCACTTGGCACTGCAACTGTGATTGGCAACAGTCAAAGTTTGCTTTATGGCAAGCACTCGAAAAGTTATGAAACCGAATTTTCTACGTTCAAACAGCAACAAGATTTTGCACAGTACCTGGTCAATTCTTATGGCACGCCGGAGTTCAGGCCGGAGGCACTAACTTTTTCCCTTGATCGAGTTCTTGCTCAGGATAAAATCGACGTTTCTTCAAACGCGATTGGCCTTCTGGTTTTGGCTACTGAGCCTCGTTACCCTGTCAAGTTTTATTTCGTTGACCCCGCTCGAGGAATGGACAGTGACAAGTTGTATGTGTTGTCGTCCTTCAGTCATTCGTCGACTCCGGCAAGTTATACTTTAACTGTTGGTTTTGAACCAGCTACTTTTCAGGGTGTTTTTCGTCTTGATGATTTTCAGTATGGTTCTGGCCGTCTTGATTCGGGAATTTTAGCCTTTTAGGGAGTTTTGATATGGCAGGACAGGGCTGGCGCAGTTTCTCCGTTGGGGAAATACTCACCGCCGCGAACCTTCAGGGCTACGCCGTCGATCAGAGCGTGATGGTGTTTCCTTCGTCAGCGGATCGGGCGGCGGCTCTTCCTGCGCCTTCTCAGGGCATGGTTGCGTTTTTGGAGGATTCGGGCACAACGTGGCAGTATTTTGAACTTTACAATGCGGGAACAAACCCAGGCGGGGCTAAGACTGCGGGCTGGTATCCAACAGGCTCTCAGGCTGTGTTTTTCGGTACTGCCTCGAGAAGCGCAGCCAGTGGCACTTCGTATGCTCCCGGTGCCGCCGGGTTTACTTATAGCGAGTTGTGGGATCAACTTTTGTGGCGTGACGCTGTGACGAACCCTGACCGGATTGTTCCTAAGTCTGAGGGGTTGTATCGGGCCACGGTGAGTGTGCAGTATGCGGTGAGTGCTGCCGGTAACCGGTTCGGCGCATTGCAGAGGAATGGTCTTGACTTGGTGATGTATCAGGGTGCTGGTGCAAATATTAGAAATTTCAGCATGACGGGCGTGCAGTACATGAATGGTTCGACGGACTACTTCAACGTGGCTGGTGTTACTCAGGATAGTGGTGGTGCGTTGACTGTGGCCGTTCAGGTGATGGTTGAGTATATTCGTCCGTCGATTGTGTAGGGCTGATGCGTTACTACGACAGTTTGGGTGCTGCGGGTTATCCGATTAGTGGCGGTGTCACTATTGAGGAGAGTTACGCTGAGCATTTGGAGCGTGGATCTAAGGGCGGCGTGGATTATGCCGTTGGGGTTGGGAATCCTATTTACGCGCCGACTCGTGGGCGGGTGTTGAACCGGTACACGACGGGTGGCGGGAACACGGCAAGGTTTTACCACATCATCGACGGCAATGAGACGGGCTGGTTTGACGAGTTCCTGCACCTCAGCGAGTTCGGCCCGGACGGTGCGATCTTTGAACCTGGTGACGACATCGGGGCACGCTCCGGTAACAGTGGAACCCAAACCACGGGGCCACACATCCACTGGCATTTGTGTGATCCGGACGGGACGCGCACACCACAATGGCTTTACTTTCAAGACACACCAACACCAACCCCTCAAGAGAAAGACAAATCGAACATGAACCTGTGCCACATCCCCCAACCTGACGGAACAGCAAAATACCTGTTGTTCTCGGGCGACTTCTATTTGGAGTTCACCGGGCAGTCAGCTGCTAACGCTTTCGCCAGCCAAATCGGCGGCAACTCCGCTGGTGTTTCTCAGTCCTTCTTTGACCTGGTTAAAAAACAGGTTGCAATTAACCAAGCGAAGTAACTGATGGCCGTCCCAACCACGGGTGATTTTCAGCAGTCGGTGCTGGTCGCGCTTGCCCGTCTTGAGTCAAAAACGGATTCGTTGATGGAGAAGTTAGATCGCCTTGAGAAGGCTACGGACAGTCACTACAAGCGCATCGCGGATCTCGAGCAGAAGATTGCCGTGTTGGAGTCTCAGCGCGGCCCTCGAGTTCACTGGATCACGATTCTTGTGGGTGTCATCGCCCTGGTTGGTTTCGGGCTTGCTATCTTTGACCGCCTATACACAAACACAACACCTTAGGGAGAAAATGATATGAAACAATTACTCAGCACGACCACCAGAAAGAGCATTTACGGGGTCGTTATCGCGTTGAACGGCCTTCTTGGGGTGGTTATCCCTGTCCTCGTGTCTCAGGGCGTTATAGAGGCTTCTACGGCTTCGACGATCGCTCAGATTGCCGCGTCTGTTGTTGCTGTTGCCGGTTCGATTATGGCGTTCAAGTTTGTTCCTGACGCTTCCGAGTGAGTGAGCGGGAACTGGTTGACGGGTATGCGTGCCCAGTTGATCCGGCTGAGCTGACTAATTGTGAGTCTTGCCAGTAAGTGCGCTAAAAGAAAATCCCCCAGGTGTTGACCCGGGGGATTTCTTTTGTTTGTGGTCTAGGCCTTAGCGTATTCCGCGTACTATGCCTTCTCATGTGCGATGAGTTCGGGGATCGCGTGGACTGTGTTCTCGAGTTCGGCGGTTGCGGCCTTTGCTTCCTCAATCAGGTTCTCCCAGAAGGCAATGATTTGAAGGTTTTCGGCAATCTGCTCCGGTACGGTGTCGAGGTTCCAGCGCTTGATGCCGCCGTTCTTTCCGCCGTATGAGATGTTCAGGTTCTGCATTGCCGTCGTTTGCTTTGTCATTGCGTTTGAGAGTGCTGCTACTTCGGGTGACATTTCCAGCTTGTTGGTGGTCATGGTGTTCCTTTCGTTGGGGGCTGATTGCCTCTGCCCTATATATATAAGTTTATTGATTTGCGCCACTGTGTCAACTTATTTCACAACTTTTTCTGAATCTTTTTTTGCTATGATTTGAGGGCGCTGGGTATTCCTTTCCCCCTCTTGCGCTGGCCCCGGCGGGCTGCCTCTACTGCCGGGGCCCTCTTCTTTTTTGTTGACGTTTGTCTGTGCCGGTGTGTAGAGTCTGGGTGTCACGAGAGGAGAACAATTATGTGGTGGCGAAGGTTCAAAGGACGGTTCAAGGATAGGGAGCATTTGCGGGATTATCTGCTTGCCCTGGTTGCTGGTGTGTTGGCTGCGGTGTGTGTTGGTGCGGTGTTGTTGGCGGTGTTGCTGTGATTGAGGTTGACCGCTTTCTAGTCCGGTCTTCGGATCGTGAGGCGTGGTTGTGGCATCGGTCACAAGGGGTCACGGCCACGATGGTGGCGCGTGCTTTCACGACGGCTGGGTTTGCTGAGGTTGTGGCGCAAATGGAGAACCCGGTTGAGGTGATTCCTAATGCCTATATGATTCACGGAAACGAGCGCGAACCGTACATTGCTCAGGTCGTGAAGGAACGTTACGGGTTGCTGCCGAATGATTGGCTGATTTCGGCGGGTGTTTCGTTGTCGCCGGATCGTTGGATGATGGCCACGCCGGACGGGTTGTCACTTGATCACAAGATGATTGGTGAGTACAAAACCGGTAGCAGTCTCGGCAAAACAATCAAGGCGGAGCACGTCAGGCAGATGATGTGGCAGATGTGGGTGACCGGTGCGGAGTCGTGCGTGTATGCGTTTGAGGAGCGAAAGGAAGGCCCAAATGGATTTGCACCCGGCTTCGATGTCGAGTGCCGCGTTGTTGAAAGAAATGACGAAACAATCAAAGAGTTGGTGGCTGTGGCTGAGAAGTTGCAGACGGTCAATGTATATGCAAGTTGGGATGAACGAGAGGAACTAGGAAATGGCTAATTTTAATTTGGCGGATTACGAAACCGTCGAGGACAGGCACGCTCGCGCGTTGGAGCAATACCCCGATTTGCGATGTGTGATTCATAACCACACGACCCCAAATGACCGGGCGCAAGGTATGTGGGTTGTTGAGGCGCAAGTGTTTTTGAACGCTGAGGATCAGGCCCTTGACCTTCCGAAGGCTGTGGAGTGGGCGTTTGAGGTTGACGGTGTTGGTATGGCTAACAAAACGTCGGCCCTTGAGAACGCTTGTACGTCGGCTTTGGGGCGTGCGTTGCGTTGGGCGTTGGGCGGCAGTAAGGGGCCGAGTCGTGAGGAGATGGCGAAGGTTGCTCGGGCGGTTTCGCCTGGTAAGCCGGTGGACATGCCGGACGGGTTTCAGAAGTTAGTGACTGGCGCGATGACAATGAACGCCTTGAAGGCGCTTTGGGATGAGGCTGTGGCTGGTGGTTTCCACGAGCAGGTGAAGCAACTGGTGGATAACCGAAAGAAGGCTCTCAGTGTCTAGGCCGTTGTTTCTGTATTCGGAGTGCTTTGGTTGTGGTGCTCGGTACGAGAAGATAACGGATTTTTGTGCGCGCTGCCAAACCGGTCAGTGGCTTTCGGATGAATGGTTGGAAGGGGATTACTCGTGATGAAATGGAAAGATAGCGATACGGTAACGACGACGTTTGGGACGATAAAGCGAGGTCTGGCGGAAGCGGCGGCAGATGCGACAATGGCTGAGCGTCAACGTATTTTGGCAATCCTCGATGATCATTATGCCGATGGAACATGGGGCGCGCCTGATAAAGATGGAAATCCCGTTCCGATGTCTATGCGTTATTACGGCGACTTTATGCGTCTGATTGAGAGTGGTCGTGAGTTTCCCGGATTATGAGGCGTTGAGTCAGGAGGTTTATCTTCCTAGCCCGCAGGAGATTCTCGCGCATAGATCTGGCACTGGTGGTTGGAAAAAGGCTACGTTAGCGCGCTGGGGTGTTCCGTGGCCACCGCCAAAAGGTTGGAAGGGTGACCTGGAAGCGCGTTACGCTGAGTCAATGGGTTCTAAGTTGAAACGGCCTCTTGGTCAGCGCAGAAAGGTTGAGTTCGAGTGACTCCGGATGAGATCCGCACAATCATTCTCGGGTTGACTCGTGAGCAAGCTCGTGGCCCGGACGCGCATTACGAGGCTGAGTTGGCTGCGGAGACTGCTGAGGGCGATTATGAGGCCGCGTATGACCAGGCTTTTCTAAACGCTGAGGGCAACATTGAGGAACGGAAAGCACAGGCGCGTTTGGTTACTCAGGATTTGCGGGATGCGGCTTCGATTGCGAGGGCGGCGCATGGGCGTGTGAAGTTGAAGGTGAAGCAACTTGATTCGTCTCTCATGGCGCACATGGCGGTTCTCAAAAGTGTGATGGCCGAAGGCGCGTGAGTTACACCGATAAAGAAGCGCAGAACGCTTTTCAGTCACGGTGGATCAGTGCAAGGCGCACCGAGTGGATTGAGTCACAGGGCGGTTGCTGCGCCACTTGCGGGTCGCGCGAGAAGCTCGAGGTGGATCACGTTGACCGGGCAACCAAAACGGTGAACCCTAGCCGGTTGTGGTCGTTGGCTGATGAGAACCCGTTGCGGGTTGCTGAGTTGGCTAAGTGCCAGGTGTTGTGTAGGTCGTGCCATAGGGTTAAGACGCGCGGCGAGTTCGCGCATGAGTCACCGCATGGCAGGTATCAAACGTATAAGCGTGGGTGCAGGTGTGTGGAGTGTCGGTTGGCTAATCGTGAGCGTCGGCGTTTACAGCGGGAGAAGTCTAGGGAATGAGCACGCATTGGATGGGCGACGCGGCGTGTGCGACCACGGATCCTGAGTTGTGGTTTCCCGAGTTGGATAGTTTGTGGCGTGTTCGTGAGGCCAAAAATATTTGCGATAACAAATGTCCGGTGAAAAAAGAATGTCTCGACTATGCTCTTGTCAACGGATTCAAAGAGGGAATCTGGGGTGGGCTATCGCCCACTGAACGAAACCGTTTATCAAAGGAAAAGAGGAAACCATGACTAATTGGCAACTGTTTGGAAAATTTGCGGGCTGGCTGTTGGAACTGGCGTTCATCTGCGCGCTCATTTACGGCGGCGTGATGCTTGTCTGGTGGGTTGCTGGGTGACGTACGAGTTTACGGGCTGGAGTTATGAGCCTATGGTTCGGCAGGGCCCGGTGAACGCGGTGTTGTTTACTGTTGACGGTGAACCGATGGTGAAGGCTCGGCCGCGCATGACCAAGACGGGGCACACTTACACGCCTAAGACGACTGTGGACGCTGAGAAGCGCGTTAGGGAGGCGTTTGAGGCTACGGGCCACGACGGCTTCACCGGAAGCGTAGGGATGGAACTGGCGTTCTTTCAGGGCACTCGTGCGCGTAAGGACGTAGATAACCTGGTGAAGCTGGTGCTGGATTCGCTGAACGGCGTTGCCTATGCGGATGACGTTCATGTGAATGTGGTTTTGGCGCGGCGTGTGTATGTGACGAAGGATCGTGCGCGGTCTGTTATTCGTATTTTTGAGACTGACGAGGGGTTTGATGATGTTTGAGCGGATGGGTTTGTATGAGTTGACGGCGATGCGCACCACGTTGTTGCGGGGTGTTGTTGCTACGAAGTATTCGACGCAGGAGGAACGTGATTTGTGGCGTTCTCAGGCGGATGCGATTACAGCAGAGTTGAATCGGCGGAATGAGTCAGCATGAGTGTTGGTAGGCGGTCTAAAGCGCAGGTGGAGAGGGTTCGTCAGCGTGTTTATGATCGTGATGGTGGTTGTGTTGTTGCGGGGTCGGCGTGGGCGTTGTTGTGGCCGTGTTCTGGGGCGTGGACGATTCAGCACCGGGTCACTAGGGGTATGGGTGGTTCAGCCCAGTTTGACACTCCTGAGCACCTTGTGACGATGTGTGCGATTCATAATCAGATGGATGCGGGGTCGATGGAGTTTCGGGCGGCGTGTATCCGGCAAGGGTGGTCTATCCCGAGGTGGGTGATGCGTAACTTTGCGCCTGGTAGTGTTCCGGTTTGGTATGAGGACGGTTGGCATTGGTTGGAAGGCGACGAGCGTAGGCCGTGTTTGCTGCGGGACGCAGAAAAACGGATGGCGGAAATTTATCACTCGGTTGGCATGGGGCCGACACACGAAACAAGATAAGGAAAGGGAAAGAGGCATGGAACAGAAAAGGATGATCGCGTTAGAGTTTCTGAGTATTTGTGCGCGTAAGTTGCAGGATGCGGAGACGTTTGAACAACGGTTGATTGAGTCGAAGATGCGGTTGTTGTATTTGAATTTGGCGGCGTATAAGTATGGGTGTACTGAGGCGGAAATGCAGATGGCTCTCGGGATCACGTCGGCCCATTTGAAAGAACTGTTGGTGATGGCGCGTGAGCTTACAGAAGCCTGACTTTTCGGAGTACCGGCGGGAAACCATCGTGCTGTATCTTCAGGCCGCCGGACTCATTCAGCGTATGAACACGGAGGCGTTGACGTTGCTGGTGGTGGGGATGCTCCTGGCGGACGACACCGGCAGTTTTAGTGAGCAGTCGCTCATGGTGGCGATGAGTGACCCGTCTACGTTGCAGGTTGCGCGCACTTTGATTGCGAAGGCGCGCGATGAGTAAATTGCGGGTTGGTTCGTTGTTCTCCGGTTACGGCGGTTTAGATCTCGCGGTGATGAATGTTTTGGATGCTGAGGTGGTGTGGCATTGTGAGTGGGATGATGCGCCGTCGAAGATTCTTGAGAAGCATTTTCCGGGCGTGCCGAATTATCGTGATGTGTCGAAGGTGGATTGGGCGGCGGTTGAGCCGGTTGATGTTTTGACTGGTGGGTTTCCGTGTCAGGATTTGAGCCTGGCGGGTAAGCGTGCCGGTTTGCGGGATGGTACTCGTTCGGGTTTGTGGTCTGAGTTTGCTAATGCGATTGAAATATTGAAACCAAGATTGGTGGTTATTGAGAATGTCAGAGGGTTACTTTCAGCAACAGCCCATAGCGACGTGGAACAGTGCGCGTGGTGTATGGGAGAAGCCGGGGATGGCGAACCTGTTTTGCGAGCATTGGGGGCTGTTCTCGGAGACTTGGCCGACCTCGGGTTTGATGCAAGATGGACAGGTGTTCGCGCTGCGGATGCCGGTGCACCTCACAACCGTTTCCGAGTCTTCATTGTTGCGTTCCCCAAAGGCCTCGGAGGGCTCGGGCGGGGCGTTGGGGGAGGCTGAGGCGTTGCGTCGTGGCAATACGGTGGGTGTGCGTGATCAGGTGATGGATTTGGTTGCGGGTCAGGGGTTGAAGGTGTCGCGTCAGTCGGATAACTTGTTGCCTACGCCGACGGTTGTTGATATGGGCGGCAATAAGACACCGGATGAATGGGAGGCGTGGACGGATGAGCAACGCGCGAAACACTCGAATGGTAACGGTCACGGGGCTAGTTTGAACATTGAGGCGGTGAAACTTATGCCGACTCGGAACACGATGGATATGTTGCCGCGTCGATCTGACGAGGCTCTGGCGCGTGCAAGGTCAAAGGACGGTTCGAGCAACCTGAAGGACGCTGATATTGTGCGTAATCCTGCCGACACGATTGACTGGGGAAAGTTTGCGCCAGCAGTCACGGCATGGGAGCAACTTACCGGACGGGCCGCACCCGCGCCAACGAAACCGGACGGCAAAGACGACGCGCACCGACTCAGTAGCGAGTTCACTGAGTGGATGATGGGGCTTCCTGCCGGTTGGATCACTGGTGTGGGGTTGTCGCGTAATGAGGAGTTGAAGGCGTGCGGGAATGGTGTTGTGCCGCAACAGGCTGAGCTTGCGTTGCGGAACCTTCTCGATGGTGTGAACCTGGCGGTGTAGAATGATGATGACAATTACAAAAAGCGAAACCCGGCGAGCGGACTCAAATACGCTCAAACCGGGCTTCTAACCACTGAACAGGAGTGGCTGTGAACCAGTCTACCAAAATGGATTCGCCCGACTCAACGGCAAAAACAATCAAACAAGAACTGATTGACCGGCTAAGTCGCGGCGGTGAGCCAATAGAGTTCAAGACAATCCACGCACATGAGCTGATCGTGCTCGTGACCGGCGGAGTAACCTACAAAGACTTTGAATATGCCGTTGACTTGTGGTTGCAAACGACTCGCAGAATCAACGGCCCGGATTGGGGCTACATAAAGTCTGTGGCTTTGCGTCGAGCCGCCGAACGCCAGATGATTGTTCGGGAGGCCTCCAATGGCTAGAACACGCATGATCAAGCCGGAGGTTCGCACGTCCGAAAAGGTCGCTTCATGGCCTCTCGAGGTGCGCTACTTTTGGGTTCTCTTATGGGGTTACGTTGACGACTACGGGCGCGGCAAGGATCACCCGAAACTTATCAAAGCTGACTGCTTTCCCCTTGATGAGGACATCACTTCGGAGGTCATTGACGGCTGGTTGTGGATACTCTCGGACAGCGGTGTGATCATTCGTTACGAGGTTGACGGGGTGCAATACCTGTGTATCAAGAATTGGGCTGAACACCAAAAACCACAGCACGCTGGCAAAGACATTTTCCCGTGTTACACCAGTCAAAACGCGGTTATTCGCAAAGACAATGAAACCCTCATGAATGTTTCACGAAACCCTCATGAAACCCTCACCCCTGAGTTAAATAGAGATGAAATGAGTAGTGAGGCCACCGAGGGCGGCCGTGAGTCATATTCTGACCAGTTTGAGACCTGGTGGAATGAGTACCCTCGAAAGATTGCTAAAGGCACAGCGTTCAAGGCTTGGAAGGGCGCAATTAGGAAAACATCGTTTGATTTGCTTCTGGATTCGGTCAAGGCTTTCGCCCTTAAGTGCTCTTTGGTTGAACAACAATTCATTCCGCATCCTGCAACCTGGCTAAATGGGGAACGATGGAATGACGAACCTGAACCGCCGCAGTGGGATCCGGATGCGTGGATGAACGAAGTGGTGAAGTGGGGCCCTGAACGTTATGAGTGACGTGGAGAAGGCTGTTATCGGTTCGGTGCTTCTCGACAGCAACGTGCTAACCCTTTTGGACGGTGTTCTATCCAGCCATGATTTTGGTGATGGCCAACTAGCAATCTTGTGGGATGGGATTCAGGGGATGCGTTCCCGTCGTGAACCTGTGGACGTGTTGACGGTTGGGGCTGCGCTTCCCGGTTGGGGTGTGCGAAGTGTTACACCGGCGGATTTGCACACGTTTGTGTCAACGGTTCCTCATGCCATGTCGGTGCGCCAGTATGCTCGGGCGGTTCGTGAGGATGCCATGCGCCGAAACGTCAGGGCGGTGGCCGCGCAAATGTTGCAAACGGTGGACGCTGACCCGGGACTAACTTTGAGCAACGGGATCAACCAATTACGGGATGTGCAGGGCGCACATGAGCTGAAAAAGTTTCATGTGACGACGCTCGGGGATATCCTCGCAACGGAGGATTCTTACGATTGGGTTATTCCTGGTCTGTTGGAGAAAAAAGACAGGCTCTTAGTCACCGGGGGCGAGGGGTCGGGCAAATCCACGCTCGTGCGCCAGTTGGCGATTCTCTCCGCT